CTGGGGCACAGATGTTGGCGTTCCCGTCAATGTAGAAAGCTCTATGCCTCTTGTGGTCACACCGTTTGTTTTATCCCAATAGAACACCTGACCGTTACGTTCATTAAAGATAAGGTCTTCGCCAAAGTTATCGTGAGACCATATACGCAGGTTTGTTTCCGCAGTCTGCGTACCCGTAGCGGGAGCTTCGCCCCAACCGTTAAAGTTGTCTGCGCTGTCAGTATTACCCAAGGTGAGGAATATATTTGCGCCATTGGAATGTGTAGCAGGGCTGCTTCCCTTAGCGCCACGAGCAACAGTCAACGTATCACTTGCTACGGAGGATACCGTCATAAGTTCACTGCCCACCAAAACAACATCATTAGTTGCAAAGTTAGAGCCTTGTCCTGTGGCTACATCTACCCCTGTCTCAGACGCATCCAGATCTTCTGCTATGGTGGTTTGGAACGCACCGTTGTTTGTACCACCCCAAAGTCCAGCACCCCAACCAGCACCCTCAACAGAAGAGTTAAGACCTGTACCTATCTGATAGGTTCCGACCACACTGCTACCGCCATTACCTGTGTCGCTGCTATTTGCGTTTACATCTGTAGCGTTAAGGCCACCTGTAACTGTGATACTAGGAATAGTGCTAACAGTACGGGCAGATATTTTATACTCGTTGCCGTTTAAAACTTCTGTAATTTGATACTCTTGGTTCAATATCGCTGCTGTTATGTTGCCACCTAACGAAACTGCCCCAGAGAAAGTCACAAAATCATTTACAACACAGCCGTGGTTCACATCTGTAACCGTAATCACGGGGGAACCGTTTGTGGCAGCAAAGATTACATCGCCCGCAGATGTGGTTGATCTAATAGGCGTAATGTCGTTATACGCTGTACCTTGCTTGATGTAATACTTTTGCTCTGTCCCTACACCTAGAAATCTTTCTCCGTTGAGGGCAACCCATTCATGCAGCCCACGGCACAACCCAAGGAAAGCACTGCCTGAGTTCTTCTCCCAACCGTTTAGCTTTTCTGGATACCCAAATCTAAAGCGCACCTTATCGCAGTCCACCCAACCGTTCTCCTCAGAGTACGGGGTGATCTCTTTGTTTATGCCAGCTTTAAATCTAAGATCTGTGTACGGCATTTAGATTGTTCCATTAGTAATTATATCACCTGTGACAGTCAGGTTGCCAGAACTGTCCAACTTCATAAGGCTTGTACTGCCATACTTAATTATAAGATCTGTACCGCTCTTTGCTATTTCCCAAGTAGAGCCGCTACCACCTGATATAAAATGGCTGTCTGCTGTAACAGTGTCATCCTTCAATAGGACGCTATCAATAGTTACACCTGATCCAGAAGACACTTCCGTAACAGTATTGGTAAATAACTGATTACCAGATCCAACATTCAAACTTCCTGTTAATGTGCCGCCACCAGTAGATAGCTTTCCATCTAACTGTGTTTGAATTGCAGAAGTCACTCCACCTAAATAACTAAGCTCTGTAGCGGTTATCGAAGAAGCCGCCACCTTTCCGCTTGCATCAGAATAAAGTGATCTCAGTGCAGTGAGGTTTGAGCTTGTAATGCTACTAGCTGCACCTGTGATAGTGGCTTGCTTACCATCTATCTGAGTTTGCACAGCGGATGTGACACCATCCAAATACCCAAGCTCTGTATCTGTAACATCGGACACGGCAACCTTACCGCTAGCATTTGATATAACCGCACGACTTGCCGTAAGGTCAGTGTCATCAATGGTAGTTGCCGCGCCTGTTATAGTTGCTTGCTTACCATCTATTTGTGTCTGGATAGCAGAAGTTACGCCATCGACATAATTAAGCTCTGCCGTGGTGGCAGTAAGCCCATCTAGGATATCAAGTTCAGTTGTTGTTACGCCTGATACTGCAATATCCCCACCAGAGTCAGATATTAAAGCGCGGCTTGCAGTAAGGTCTGCTATGCGAACTACAGCTTTCCCGCCCATACCAGAGTGGTTGGAGCAATAATAATACAATATCGAAGGAGCATCTTGCTCCAGCTTTACTTGCGTGTAGGCCCCAGCACTTCCCGGCGTTCCCGCTGTTGTAACCCCGTCTGTAAACTCGCTGCCACCGCCATGAGTTCCGTCTGAAGTCGCACTAAAGCGTAATGGGTGCCCACCATTAGAGCTATCCGATTGATCAAACCTATATGTAACAGAAGGCTTTATCTCCACCGTCTGTTGAGAAGTGCCATCTATTACAAACTTACCACCCGCCACTGTAACCGCTACAGTTCCAAGACCCATTTTGTCATCAGATAAACTGTCAATCTGCGTCTGTATCGCAGATGTAACCCCATCCACGTAATTCAACTCCGCAGCCGTGGCAGTGATGGAGGTGCCCGCTATCTGTAGCGTTGTGGCGTTTACTTCGCCAGATGATCCGTAGATCACAGCCTTACTGTTAGCGATAGTGCCCGCTGCTGAACCGTCCAGCAAATTTAACTCTGCACCAGATGTAGTGACGCTCGTGGCACCAACATTAAATGGGCTGGATAAATCTGTTACGTTCTGCACCGCAGCGGTAAAGTCGGTTACTGCCGCACCAGATCCCGCACCGTCTGCAAGGACAATAGACCCCTTACCGACCTCAATCGTTACATTCCCGCCAGATCCTTGAGTAATGATCAAGGCAGCATCTGTAGAGTTCAGGATCATATACACTCTGGCTTTGTCGTTCTGATCCAGAGTTACTGTACATGTGCCGCCGGGCGACCCCGTAAACTTTATAGCCTTATAATGCCCGTCTTCCGCAGAAGAAGGCTGTGCAGAAAGAGTCAGAGTATATGTTGTTGAACTGAGAGCGATAGACTCAAAGCCATTAGCTGCACGATCAAGGATTTGCAGGTTGATGTTTGTGCTAGAACCCCATGTACCAGCTTCATCACCTGTGGTTATTAGTTTAACGCCGTTTGCGTCTGTATATGTAGCCATCTGAGCGCCTATCTAAAAAGTTCAATTGCACTTAATATACTTTTTATTCCAGTTTTAAGCAACAAGGGTCCATTGCGGATCTTGTGCTGGTGTTACTCTTGCCCAATTTGGATCTTGATCAGGCAGTATTAGACCGTAAACAGCAGCGCCCCCAATGAATACGGTTATTGAAACTCCTTCTACGGGTTCTCCCAGAATAAATGTTATGTCCTCTCCCGCAATGCTAAAGTCACCATCAGCAAATCTATCCACGATATGGAATACCAAACCATCTCCAGATAGAGTGAACGATCCTGCATCCATAGGAACACTAAACGCAAAGCCTAGATCAACATCTTGCCCTGTTAGGGCAAAACTTCCCGCGTCTGCAACAAGAAGCCTTCTTACCTCAAAGTCTGCGGATTGCCCTGTCAGTGCGATAGAACCTTGGTCTAAGCCAACTGATCCCTCAAACCGTGTTTCAAGGTCAAACCCAACTAAGCTAAAGCTACCCTCCTCAAGGTTGGCAGTCTTTTTAAAGTTTATTGCCTGACCTGATAATGCGAAGCTACCTGTGCCAACTACATCTGATATAAGTCTGATAAACGCAAACCCTGTAAGCGCAAAACTTCCTGTGCCCGCTGACATAGAATAGTTAAAGTTCTCTATGGCCTGTCCAGAAAGCGCAAAGCTTCCATTTGCAGCGGAAAGGTTCATACCCTTAACGAAGTCTGCCGCGATACGAACATCAACAAACGTCCCGCGATCCAAGGCCTCTCGCATGGCTATCGGCGTATCTACATCTTGCCCTGTGAGCGCATACAACGCAGGAGTTACGGCTCTTGTAACGCCCGTATCAACATTCTGGTACGTTAAGGATATCGCGCCATTATCTAATATTGCGCTTACATTTACATCAAACCCAAGATCTTGCCCTGTGACTGCAAAACTACCCTGATCTGCGGTTAGCTGCATCGCCTTTGTGATAGTGGAGTCTTGACCTGAAAGGTTAAACCCTCCGGGTTCAAACAATTCTCCAAGCTGTGCGCCTGCCTCAATGCCCGTTAGAGTAAACGAACCATGATCTAGTATGGCACTGACAGATATTTCTACCGTTACATCTTGGCCTGTGAGTACATAAGACGCTGCTTCTGCGCCCCCTGAAAGACCCTTCCCAGAAATCATACTGTTGTCTTGACCAGTTACAGCAAAGGAACCTGTCCCAAGACTTGCAGAAACATTTGCAAAAGCGTCCTGCCCAGTAAGAGCAAAAGACCCAGAGTCAAGCGTTACATTTAAAGTTTTTACAAGCGTTACAGTGGGCGTAGTTAGGTTTAGATGGAATATAGCCCTATCAAGTGTTTCGCTTAGATTGATATTAGTGGCTTCTGCGGCTTGTCCTGTGACTGTAAAGGAGCCATGATCCAAGCTAACAACAATAATCTCATGTCCAGAGGACGCGAGTGCAGATCCTGCTATGGGGCTGTAACCTAACATGGCAGAAAACTAACACTGTTTTGGAGTTAAGTCACCCTCATTTTCTTTGGGAAACATTTCTTAAATGGCACTATCCGCGTACACACCCACTTCCGCTCCTGACGATGCATTGTTTGCAAACTGGAAAGTCGCACCAGAGTTGCCCGCATAGGTTACAGAAAAAGAATCCTCTCCTCCTGTACGTGCGCTTACATGAGAGCTTGTAACAGTTGCAGTGAAGCTAAATGTATTGGTACGATTGAAACCAGCATTAGTAGTGTAAGTCACACTATCTGTCGCCAAGCTAACTCCATTAAGAGTTATTGTAAAACTATATGTACCCACATAGTTTGCTTCCTCCAAAACCACAGAACCTGTTGCCTTATCATTAGCCGTTGTATTGTAAACAGGCGCTGCATTATATAGCCCACTACCAGCATACGTTCTATTTCCAGAGTACAAAACTTTATCAGTGTATGTGCCGGGATTCTCAACCGCTGAAGTATCAAAGGCGGCTATTTTAAAATCATTGGTCCCAGACGGGCCACCATTAGCCTTTACTGCCGCTATTGTGGTAGCGTCCAAACTGGCAATGTTTTGCAGTTCTTTGCTATTGTTTATTACTGTGTCGCTTGCAACTTTGATAGCCATCTTCGTGTCCTTTCACTATTAGCTATTTACATCACCGTCATAACGACTTGTCCACATGGTCAAGCTATACTTCTTCCCCCCACGCAACGGCAAAACTTTATGCCCATGTGTTACCATAGACGGAAACAAAATGCACTGCCCAACTTTAACGTCTTTGTTTGAAAACTCTTGTCTGGGAAAAACAAGCTCCGCACCAGCATAGTCGTTGTTGAGCTTAACGCTGCCTGTGAATAAAGATGCGTCTGTGTGCAGCCCTAATTCTGTCTGTGTATCCATAGAGTAACGCATAGTAAACGCATCACGCAACCCAAGGTACGCTTCTGGATGCCAATGCTTCTCGCATATCTTACTAAGTCTCTCTGCCCATTGTTCTGATATCTCGTCCCACAGACCTATTTCTTTGAGCCTTATCTCTTGCGCTGGAAACTTATCGCCATCAAGCTCACCCCACCGACCAAGGCTTTCTGATACTTCAATGTATCGTTTGCACTGATCTGCTGACATAAAGTCGGTCACCAGTATTTCTGGCGCAATCTCTTCGTACTCAAGACCCTTATGGTATACTGGAGATAATACCTCTGCCTCTTCTACATAACCAAGCCGATCACAAAGCGAAAAGAACCTTTCTTTTGCATCTTCCCCACCGTTCCCATGATAGACGCAGGGAGCGCACATTCCGTTTAATACTTGCCCATCGACAATAGAAACATCATCATCACATTGGAAAATATATCCCTCATAATCAAGTTTTATATTCAGCGTATGATCGGTTCGTAAAAATCTGTCTTGCATCCATGCTTGATCATCTTCGTGATCTGCAACGTCTTGATGTAAAAATTTCAGCAGCGCTCCTGCTGTTCCTATAAACGCACCACTATTTAAAAATCTATAAGGGGTATCAGATGGCGGGAAATAATCCGATCTGTCCGTAGATGGCCAGCATGTTTTTTCAGCCGCAAACAAAATGTCACACCCAAAACCAGCAAACCTTTTTGCAATCTCGTTCAGCGTATCTAAAAAAATTACATCGTAACCATCAACAAACATTACAAGTTCTGCTGACGCCAAAAACTGCAACTCTTTTCTTATTAGATTAATTTTTTGGCCACCGCCTTCTCCCTCCATTGTGCCGCCATACCAATCAAGGCCTTTTCCAATATTTTTAAAATGGTTTGCAAATTTTTGACCCGATACTCTGAGCGGCCAAGTTTTTGATCGATCCGTTCCTACGGTGATAACATGGGTCATTTTTGCTTCCTTTTCTATCGTGCTTGGCCTGATTGACCGTGGTATCTGTTTAACAAGTTCTGGACGATAAAAATAGTTAGAATAATTTTTAAGCTTTAGAGGTAACCATTCATCAGCGGGGATAATGTTTTCCGCGAAACCTTCGCTCAGCATGGAAGCAGTCTTTGGGCTTATCGCGTAAGCGTGAGCGTTATACCAATATCCAAGGGTATTTTCCCTATAGCCCAGCCAAACGCTATCATAAGATTTTAAAAGCCCATCTATTTCTGAAACATCAAAAGATGAATAAACCGCATCTTCCTCAAGAATAATACCCGCCACGCCAGAGCGAACAATCTTCTGCCACACTCTAAAATGGCTTACTGAGCACCCAAACTCTGTTTTAAGCAGGGTTCTATCATGGATCGGGTCTTTCCAGCGTCTATCGGGCTTACATCCGCTCTCAGATATTAATTGAGACCAATCTTTTCCCCTCGCATCAAAAGCATCGCCATGCAGCGAGATTTGATAGATTATCGCCACTGCGGCCCTTCAAACCAAGCAACCAGAGAGCGCCTTACGCCTCTAGTCACGGGTGTAACTTGATGCGTTAGGTAACTAGGAAAAACGAGAACACTGCCCTGTTCTTTATATCCTTGGGGTAGGTTTTCGACCTCAGTAAAAACGAAGTCGCCGCCATCATAATCTTCTGGGGCTGAAAGCTGAACTGTAATTGATAGTTTCCTGTCAAAACCATCATCACGGTTCCAATCAATGTCATGGTGTAACCCATAATGTCCATCTTCGCTTGCGCGATATTCAGTATATTGGAAATCGGCTTTCTGATGAATATTGAAGCCAAAGACTTTTTCGTTTGCTTCGTTTACAAAAAAACCAAGCATTTGCATCGCTAAAGCATAGTCTGGAGTGTCATGTTTAATAAAGTGTATTTTGCTACTTCTGTGAGTGCTTTTGCCGCTGAAAGTTGTTGCTTCTTGTGTGCTTGGAACATTTGAAATAATTTGCTCACAAGTTTCTTTCGTGACCCTTGAGCGCCACAACTGCCAATTTACTCGCATAATTTATTTCTCCCTAGTCTTTGACCAAAAATGCTTTTTATACCTATTGCGGTCTGCAAAAGACATTATTCCGTGCATCTTTTTAGCAGTATCCGTTGAGCGGTCAAAATTTCCAACTTCTTTGTCGAGTGTTTCTCGCTTAAATGGAAAGACATGAACAAGTGGTTCACCTTGTTCAATGTAAAAAATGCCCTCCTTTTCCTCTCTACAAACAAAGGGAAAATTTACGGTATTATCAAAATAATTATCCGTATCCACTATTGCCTCAAAAAGTTCAATCTTCCTATCAAAAACATTTGGTGGATTTTTAAAATAACACGAATACCCTTTTGGCGTCTTTATAAACCAAGGAGAATTAAACTTATTGACAACTACATTACTAGGGAAAATCTTTGTTATATTTAATCCATCTACCTGTGTAGTTGGATGAAAAGTATGGTTATAACTGCTACTGTCATGCGGCCAGCCCTGTGGCGCAACATTGGTAAAAAATAACTTAGGTATTTTCCCTTGTTCAATCCTTGAGATAATCGTCCCATCTTGGAGGGTAGCCCCTAATTTGAATTCTGGTTTTAATCCAATCCGTGGGTTTACAACAGCCACAGGATCAGCAAGACCGTGAACATAGACCTCTATAGGCTTGATAATTTCAAATTGAAAATCGCACCAAGCTGGGATGATAAATCCAGACTGCATGACATCCAAAAATGGGATGCAAGCTTTAACACTTCTGAATACATGCCCTTCTTTATTGAAATCTTCTTTAAGTCTTTTGAACCATTTTGGAACAAATCTAATTGATCTTTCTGGTTCTGGAAAAGCCTTGGTGAAACTTTCATCTAGGCTAAACCTAATCTTAGGTTTCTTCACTGGGATCTATTGCCTCTACTGGATGGTAATCTGCTTCTGCAACACCGTTTTCTGCAATATACTGAGCACAGAAAGCGTCTATTTCTGCATCGTTATTTTGCCCATAAATATAATCTCTTTTTGGTAGTCGTTCCCCATCAACCGTTGAGTCGAACTGAAAGTAAACATTCTGCGTTGGATTAACAAAATCTTTTTTACAAGTAACAACAGCATGAATTTCATATACGGTTTCACCGATAAATCTTGCTAAAACTTCACTCATTACAAACCCCTATGAATTCCACGTCCAGTTTCTACCATAATAACCTCCATAATAATTATTATTGCTATTGTGACCGGACAACAAAGCTTGACCTCCGTTGACCCTGCCCTGATAGTAAAGGTAAGCATAACCACTATTACTGCCAGCTTCAGCATAATTGTTTTGAGAACCCATTGGACAGCCAGAACTATGATTGGAGCTTCCAGAGGTGGTAAGAGTACCCATCGGCATAACCCAAGAATTAGAATTGTTTGTATTTAATTGAAAACCTCCATAAACATTTGCTGATGATCTCGACGACCTTCCCCACCCAACAAAATAATAACCAGAATTTCCAGCAGTAAATACTGTGCCGTTTTTGGAATTTCCAAAGTTTACAATACCTCGATCGGTCATATTGTTTTGGCCCTGACTTTGCCAGCCATACGTGGGACCAGATGGGCCTGTCGGACCTGTTGGGCCTGTTGGGCCTGTGCCGCCAGAACTCCCAGTCGGCCCCGTTGGGCCTGTCGGGCCAGTGCTTCCAGTTTGACCTTTCTGCCCCTTTTGACCTGTTGGCCCTGTACCGCCAGTTGGACCTTGCGAACCTGTCGGGCCTGTCGGACCCGTTGAACCTGTAGGCCCTGTGTTGCCAGTTTGACCCTTCTGACCTTTCTGGCCTTTTTGACCAGTTGGGCCTGTCGGCCCCGTAGGACCGTTTGGACCCGTGGAGCCTGTCGGTCCAGTTGGACCTGTGCCTCCAGTATTACCTACTTCACCCTTCTGGCCCTTCTGACCCGTGGGGCCTGTCGGTCCTGTGCCGCCCGTGGGGCCTGTATTACCAACCTCGCCCTTTTGACCTTTTTGACCTGTCGGACCCGTAGGCCCTGTGCCGCCTGTTGGGCCAGTTGCACCTGTTGAACCAACCTCACCCTTTTGACCCTTTTGGCCTTGAGGCCCAGTCGGGCCTGTAGGACCAGCACCACCTTGTGGGCCAGTTGCACCTGTCGGGCCAGTAGGCCCTGTAGGGCCTTGCAATGCTGCATTGGCAATGGTCTGCTTTTCCCAAGTAGATGCACTTACATCATAAACAGGGATAAGATCAGAAGAACCCGCATCTGT